GCTTGAGACTGCTCTTCCATATCTTCGATGACTTGCTTCTTGTTTGTGATGAAGGCAGCGCGCAAAATAGACTTATCAGGAATTGGCATCCCAAGTTCTCTAAAATGCAAGAGCTGCTGTAATTCCATTTGTCTTTGTGTTGTAGAATAATTACCTTCTTCGACAGCAACAGTATATTTAAGAGAGTGAGATGTGAAGAAGCGAGGATCAGCTTCCTTACCAAGGATATTTTTAATCTTGCCCTTACTAAAGTTTTTGCGAATAGCTTGTAATCTAATCTTGCCATATAAGCGTTGAGAATAATCTAGTTTATCAAAGATCGTTTGAAGCGTTGTAAGCCCCGCTCCTTGTCTAAGCATTGAAAGTATACCCGCTTTATCATCTGTGGCTGACCCAAGTAGTTCTTCGTTTACACCTGATATTTTAGTAATGTCTTCTGACAAGCTTCTTGATAGCTCCATTAAAGATGCGGGAAGAGCTGGAGGATCAATTCTTTGAATCTCACCCGGCAAATGTCCGGTTTTTAATGGAATTAAGAATCCTTGCCCTGATTGTCTAAAGGCCTTTGGATCGGTTACCGAATCAATTGGATATATCCAACCTGAGTTAATTTGAGACTCTAAGATGTCAAGCTCGATGACCTTTCTTCTGTTATAAAGATACTGAGCATCTCTTAGGTTTCTGACAATACCCTGCATACGCCATGCATAAGACTGGATATCTGGCTCATGATAGCAGAGAGAGGGAACAAATGGATAATCATCGATCTTTAGAAGATTCTGACCATGAAATAGCACTCTATCGTTAAGAACAATGGCAAGCTTAACCGTTGGAACCTGTGTTTTCTTCACAACTAGCCAAGGTTGTTGTGCTAGTGTTCTTTCCATCATATCCTCTGAATCTTCTTCTTCCTCTTCCCACTCAACAGCCTCTCCAGACATAGGATCTAATACGATAGTTGCTTCTCTCGTCGTTCGATAATGGAATTCGTCATAGACATACAGCTGATTCATATCTAGATTGATTAATTCAGCCTGAAGTGGAAATCTTCCATCTTTAGTTCCCTTCGGTAGCATCTTATCGATTTCTTTAGCATGACCAGGAAGTAGAGCTTTAGCAGCACTTTTATTTACCCATCTTCTTCGCCAAATAAATGAGCAATCCGTTAGGTCTTGTTTTCTGAAATAGGGATCTATAAGGAAGTTGTTATAAGCTACCTGATCAGTAAATAAATCCCCACTAATAGGGTCAAGGGTATAATCAGGATATAGATGTAACAAGCTACAACCAGTATCACAAGCGCCCTCAAAAGCTTGGGACAAATATTCTTGAAAGCCATCTCTCTCTTCGCTCCATTTTAGCACTTTGTTGTAGTCATCTGCTAAGTTGTCTCCATCATTAACAGGAACTGTAACTGTGCTTTTGCGATTCTTGCGTTGATATCCACAGATCATGTTGATATGACGTCGGATTAGATTGAAAAAGAACCGTCTTGACTGGAAATATTGATTGTCTCCGTAGATCATGCTCCAAAGAGATTGATCTCCCACTTTAAATCTTTTGTCAATGGCCCCTTGCTGCCAATATGCTCCATTAGCTGGATAGCTTGATTGATAAAAATGGCTCATCATCTGCTTGATATTTTTAGCATCAGTATCTGAGCCATCAATGTAACCTAAACCTGAATAGTCGCCATTGTCATAACTGCCCATTTTTTTACCATCTTATAGTTTTTCTTCTAGAAATAGCCACCCACTCCACCTGTCATAAAACCTATACTATCATCGCTATAAATCTTTCTCTTCAGTTGTTCTATTGTTAGGTTCTCATCTGGATGCGAGAATTCAGCTTGAGGAAAAGCTGAGCAGCATGCGTAGCGTAATGCATCAAGGATATGGTCGTTAATTTTGATGGGTTTATCTTCCCCTCTATCGGCCGCTTTGGGATCCCATGCATAGCTTTGCAAGTGCTCAAGCAAAGTTTTACAACCCTTCTGTATCACTAAGTTTTTTCCCCCTATAAACTTAGAGACTATCTTAATACCAAGAAGGACATCGTTATTAGCATCAACAACAGGTAAATCTCTTTGCCGCATGGCAATCTTTAAGCTTGCGGCAGCTGGATCAACGTAAACCGCAGATACATTTCTCCAGCCAATAAAGTCTTTAATATCTGAGACAAGTTCATCATCAGTTTTAGAACGACCACGTTTTGCTGAGTCATAGTAATATTCAGCTTCAATTCGTATTTGCGGCCATTTATTTGGAGTGACGGCACAAAGAACCGCAGCTGTTGCGTTAGTTGTGCCATAATCAACTCCTACTACATAGTAGTTAGGAGACTCCATAGGATGCTCATAGATATTATCATGATCGAAGCAATCATAAATAAGACCATGAGCCACTGCCCACTCTCCAAGGATGTAACGCTTGTACCACATGCCGGTGTACTCGGCTTTAAGACTAGCTTTATATTTCTCATCTAAACTCGGGTTATCATCTAGTGTAAAATGCCAATGGACTAAGTCGAGGTCATTTTGTCTATCAATAAACTCTTTTTTAAGCCAGTGAGCGGGTCCTTCGGGGTTACATGTCGCGAGAAGCTGTGATCCACTAACACTAAGTCTTGATAAGAGCATCCTCCAAAATGGTGCAGGTATACAGGTCGCTTCATCAACGTAAGCGAAAGCCAAGGTAGAACCTTGGATGCGACGAACTGCACCCTCATCATGCGCTCCAACGAAGTATATATTGCGTCCATATAGCTTGGTTTCTGTGGTTTTCGTAGACGGAGGAGGAAATCCCAAAAATCGATACAACTCCAACAATACGTTTCTTTGAATTGTGTCACGGTTAACTCCGATTATCATCCCGCTTCCAGGAGGGCCATTCTTAATAATGTCAATAAGCTTTAAGATGCTAGAATATGTCTTTCCAGATCTAACGGCTCCGACCCAAATATTGAATCTCTTTGTCGCTTCGTTAAAGCTCTGTATCTGTTTTGGACTCAGTGGCATTTTCTTTTTCTTTTAAAGCTTTCATTGCAGTGATTAAATCGGTCAAGTTAGTATCGTTAGGAGGAAGTGGATTCTTTTCTTCTCCTTCCCTTTGTCCTAGACGATTCTTACCAAGCCAAATGAGCATGATGTTATTGCCTTCCATAGCCTTTTCAAACTGCTTGGCTCTAATCATGCTATCGCCCCTAGCTCGTTTTTCTTGGGAATACTCAGTAAAACCACAATTATATTTAGCTTGGACGCGGTCATAAAAAGTATTAGGATGTATATCAAAATGCGCTGCTATTTCAGTTCCTAGGCTTCCAGCCATTAATAGTTTATCTACTAACTCCCAATTGATAGGCTTTTCTGGACGAGACATCTACTTCTTGCCTTTTTTCTTCATCATCTCTTTGCCATAGTCACAAACTTTATCTCTTTTTTTATCCATCTTCTCTAGGCTCTTGAGATCTTTAGAAACTTTCTTTACTTCTGATTCTGTTTTTCTAATCTTTTTATCCATTTTAGTTTCCTTTATTTAGGCAATTTAACTTTTATTTTAGCATTCCATACGGTTGCTTTTTCAACTACATCATGAATGTAATTTTCTAAATGTGCTGGATCTTCAAACTCAAAAACAACCTTTGTCTTATCTTTCTTTTTTTCCTGAACGACACCAAGTTCTTCTTGAGTAAATCCCCAATTGAGTAAGTCAGTAGGTTCCCATTCATTAGCAAGAATCTCGTAATCAAATTCGCCAGTATTCTTATTTAAACGAATGTTAAGCTCATCAACTTCATCGTCTGTTAAATCTTCGTTACAAACCCAACACTCAACCTCAGAAAATCCAAGGCTTTTAAGGATTTCTATTCGTTGATGTCCGCCGATAATTGTTCCGTCTTGAGTAATGATAGGCTTATCAATAAGGCCGAATTTGGAGATGCTAACTTTTAGATGTTTGGCATCATCTTTGGTAAGTAGTCTTGGATTTTTCGAGTGCTTAGATAGGTCAGCTAAATCTCGAGTCTCTAAATTCCACTTCTTCATTTTTTAGTAGATTTCTTAGAAATTTTCGCACTGCTTTTTCTAGCTTCACTAAGAGCAATGGCTATTGCTTGTTTTTTGTCTTTGACTAATGGTCCCTTTTTTGATCCTGAATGAAGAGATCCCTCTTTCCATTCCCCCATGACTTTTTGAACCTTGTCTTGCTTTTTCATTTGATCCTCTAGAAATAATTGTATTCTTCGTCTTTTTTCCAAGCTAAGATCTCATCATATCTTTCAATATGAAGGCCATCCCAACCACATTCAGTTCTCCAACCATGCTTAATTTTTGTACTTCCATTTACCTTCAAAAAAACTAAATCGTATTCGCAAGGTAAATAGAATAAAGCATTGGCCCATCCATCTTCATCGTATTCAACTTTTTTATAAGAGAATCTTTTGAATCTGGATAAAGGTGAACCAACTCTTTTGATTTCAGCCATTTCTTTCCGTTAAAAATTAAAGAGAACCACGAGCTTTTTTAAGACCCGTGGTCCTACATTAACAAGGAGTGAACTATGAAAAATTTAAATACACAATTAACTTGGAAAAACTATGAATAAATTCTTTTGAAATTTATGACAGGTTCCTTGAAGATCGTGTAAGTTTGTCTTTTGTATACTTATCGAATAAGGTTTAAGTAGCAGCTTAAACTTCATCCTGTATTGATAATGCTATACTTTCTTTTCCATCTTACTTCTAACACTTTTAGCAGGTTTTTTCAAAGTTCTTTTTACATTTTTAGTTGCTTTTTTAGGACCTGGTCCAAAATGGAAACATTTAGCTTCTGCTTTTTTTAACTCAGCAATTTCATTTTGCATTAGTTTTAAAAGCATGGCAAGTGCATTAAAAACATTCGCTGTCAGTTTTATCAAATGTTTCTCTACATCTATCTTCTTCTTTTGTTCGGTCATAACACTCCTTTTCGGCTTGTTTTATTTTATCTAAAATATCTCTCCTTGGAATTAATGAATGTCTCCAAGGATGATCCTTTTTTGGTTTATACTTATTCATTGTTACCTGTAGATTTAATTGATTGTTTTATTCTTATTATTTGATTATCAATATTATCTAAAAAATCTGTGTAAATATCTAAATTCTCTTTTCCAAAGTATTTTCTACTAAAAATTTTATTCACAAGTTCATATTGAATTTCTAATATCGTTTTTAAATCCTCTACGACATCTACTTGTGGGAGAATATCGATTATTTCTAAAGCCGACACTAGTCCCCGAAGGGCTATGTCTTTTTGATTCATGGCTTGAGTGGTATTTCGATATTAGGTTTTATGTCTGCGGTGGCATCTTGTGTTTGATCGACCACATCAGAAGCTTCACCCTCTGTGTGATTCATAATGACCGAATAGGTACATGAGCTAAGGAACAAGAAGCTTAGTGGCAGCAAGATTCTTGATAAAAACATGTAGGCTCCTTTTTAGCAAAGTGGTTTTCCCACGCTATATGGATCTTTTTGTAAGTCGTCTTTTTTTACTTTTTTTTCTACTGAATCGAATTTATTAACCTTCTTTAACTTATCTGCATATTTATTGGCAAACTCACTTAACAAGTGGGCGGTGGTAGAGAGCCAATGTTCTTTATTATCTCGATCCATTTCGAAAATATTTTGATTATCTTGTTTTGAAAGATAGTAAGCATCTTTAAACAGCTCCTTTAACTCGTAGGGGCTAAAAACTTTTAGCACACCTTCGGTTTTTTCATGCAATTTAATA